ACAGGTGATTACAGTGTAACAGCACCAACAAACCTTTCTCTATCACAACAGAACGCTATTGACGGCACGACCAGTAAGGTAGACATACTAGTTAACTGGACTAACAATGCTAGTGATAAAGTTACGCTTACAGAGATAACTTATAAGCTAAACGGAGATGCAAACTACACATCAGACTTTACGGCAGGAAAAGGTGTAACAAAGGCATCTATTCCTAATGTGGTGGTGGGTAGCACCTACAATGTAAAGATTAGACATATAGATGTTAATGGTGTGGCTAGTGCTTATACTAGCGCAGTTAATATCACAATTGCTGCAGCTTCTACTGCACCATCAACACCTTCAAACCTATCAGCATCAGCAAGTAAAGGGCAAATACTTGTTTCTTGGACTAACCCTAACAATACTGATTTAAGAGCAGTAAAGGTATACAGGAAAACATCAAACAGCACACCAACTGATGATACAAACTTGGTAGACACTCTTGCAGGTGAGCCTAACGCAGTAACAACAACCGTCTTTGGTGATCAAGATGGTCTTACAGCAGGAACAACTTACTATTTTTGGGTAAGAGCAATCAATCACTCAGGACAGCACTCAACTTTTAGCAGTTCAGTAAACGGTAATTTTGCTGCAGCAGGTATTGCTGACGGTTCTATTACGACCCTTAAACTTGCAGCAGAAGCGGTTACAAATGCCAAGATAGCAGTTGCAGCCATACAAGGAGATGTGATTGCAGCAGGTGCAATTACAGAAGCTAAACTTGGAACTGATGCGGTTACTTCAGCTAAGATTGCAGACAACGCAGTTACATCAGCAAGAATAGCTGCAGATGCAGTAACTACTGCAAAAATAGCAGACGATGCCGTAACCAACGCACTCATAGCCACAGATGCAGTTAACCAAGACTCCATTGCAGCAAACGCAGTAACAGCTACACAGATAGTAGCAGGCACTATAACCGCTAGTGAGATAGCATCAAACGCTGTAACCACAGCCAAGATAAATGCAGGCGCTATCACTGCAGCTAAGATAGGTACAGGAGAAATAACAGCAACGCAAATAGCATCAAACACAATCACTGCAAGTCAAATTGCAGCAGATGCGATAGGTGTAAGTGAATTAGCTGCAAACTCAGTAACAGCCGCAGCAATCGTAGCAAACACAATTACGGCATCAGAAATAGCTACAAATACAATTACAGCAACACAAATTGCTGCAGGTGCAATAGCGACAGATGAATTGGCAGCAGATGCAGTTACGGCAGCAAAGATAACAGCAGGCACTATTACAGCTACAGAGATAGCAAGTAACACTATTACTGGTGATCAAATAAATGTAGGTCTGTTAAATGTTGAGCATTTTGGTAATGTTTCTGCAGATATTAAAAGTCATTTAACCACATCTACCTTTGTACCATTAGAAGTTTTTGGAAGTGTGTTTCAAAGAGGTTCAACAGACTTTACTACCATTACCTCAACTACAGGTACTTACTTATCATTATCAATTGGCAGTGTAAGAAACAATGCAAAATATAGGGCAATATGGACAGGTGTTTATGGTGACTGTACTAATGGTGTCTTAGAATATAGTGTAGACAATTCTACATTTGTTCAAGCTGCAGGTGGTATACAAAGTGTTACATTTGATGCAAATACTTTTAGGACTTATGTTTTTGTTTATAACGGAACTATAACTGGTCTAGCTTCTAACGCATCAACTGTTTATTGGCGAGTAAGATGGATTACAAAACTTAGATCAACCTATCAATCTCTTTATGTTTTTATTGACAATACGCAATGACAGATTTTACTACTTATAAAACCACAACAGGAGATATTACATCTTGTGGCAGTACAAATGTTTCTTTAAGCGATGTAGCCTTACAAACTGATGAATCAGTCATAGCAGGTATATATGAAGCAGAAAAATATAAGATCATAAGTGGCTCTGCTGTAGAACAAACTATTGATTGGAAAAAAAGTTTACGCAGACAAAGAAACGCACTACTAGCAGAATCAGACTGGACACAGATGTCAGATAGCCCACTAACTGATTCTAAAAAAACAGAATGGGCAACATACAGGCAAGCACTTAGAGATTTACCAAGTAGCTACACGGATGATGATGAGTATTCTGATGTAGTTTTTCCAACACCACCATCATAGGAGTAGATTATGCAACAAGACGGAAGATTTAGCGGAGACATGGATAGAAACGAAGTAGAGATGGATTTGCAAAAGTTCATGGCTATGATAGAGGAGATCGGTCAACTCAAAGATAAGATAAGAGAACTAGAAGATGCTACCAATGTAAATCCTTGGCAAAAGGTCATACACCTAGCAAGAGCAGTGGACTCATGGCGCATATTCCCTAGAATCTTTGTAGTGGTTTACATCTACCTTATGTATGAATCAGTCATATGGTTCATGAACCTACCTGAACCCAACCTTGAACAATCAGCATTGGTATCTGTAGTAGTGGGTGCTATGGGTGTAGTGTTCGGTGTCTACTCAGGCAAGTCAGGACAAAGCAAAGGCTTCAAGGGTGAAGAAGATAAGTAAAAATCCACATGGATGCTTTTACATTAATTGAAGATGTAGGGCTGCCTATAGCTAGTGGCTTGGTTATGGGCTACTTCATATTCCTTATCATGCAACAGATGATGAACGGTTTAGTCAATAAGATTAAGACCGTAGAGGGCATTGCAAAGATGCTTATTACTAGAGCATCAATAATGAACAACGACATGATACGAATTGATACAAGCGTTTCTAGTGCCTTGAATTTGCCACCTGACTTAGATCGTATAGCAAGGGCAGAAAACTTCGTAGAGGACGGCAAGATAGATGCTAGGCGTGATTAATGGATATAGTTGCACTAATAGATAAGTTTGGTTTCACGACAGTCATGGTCGTTGGCTTGGGTTATTTTGTGTATTATGTGTGGATAACTATAACCAAAACGATTGACCCTGCTGTAGCAGAAATGCAAAAGACGATTATTAGGCTTACTGATCAATTAAGGCTCTTAGATCAAGATATGATACGATTACAACAGAAGGTAAATACAGTCCTTGAGTTAGATGAAAAGAAGATTGACAAAACAAGAGAGAAAACAAGAAGAAGCAACAAAGGCTAAAATTGCTGTATGGGCTTTTTTAATGGGATGGATAATATTTCTTGGAATTATAAGCAGTGGTTTAAAAGCAGATGAAATGGTACATCAATTTAAGAGTCCAAGTTTCTCAGGTGTTGGAACATCAAGCCATTATCTGACTATAGAGAACCAACAGTTCAACAGGAAACAAGCTATAGCTGATGAGATTAAAGCCTATCAAGATGATCTAGAACGAGAAAAAAATAACACAACACTAGCAAGGTTTATAAGAAATCTAGAAAGCAGGATTTATGCACAACTCAGCAGACAGCTTGTAGACAATCTTTTTGGAGAAACACCAAGTGAATCAGGAGTGCTTGAACTAGAGGGCAACACAATAGAATACAATGTAGACGGAGACTTTATAACTCTTGTTATTACGGATAGCGATGGAAACACAACTGAAATCACTTTGCCTATTGGGAATTTTGCTTTCTAGCTGTACCAATTGGTCAATATTAAATAATTACATACCACCAGTTAGCTTAACCAAGCAGGCAGAAGTTGGAACCTTAATAAATAAAGAACTTGCTAATATAGGCAAGCCTTTCATAAAACCAACGATAGCCGTATACCCTACAAGTTTCACAGATCAAACAGGACAACGCAGAAGCAACAGTTCATACGCATCTTTCTCAACAGCTATCACACAAGCACCTCATGCCTATTTAATTCGTGCCTTGAAACACGCTAGTGATGGTGAGTTCTTTGATGTGGTAGAAAGGGTTGGTTTGGATAATCTAACCAAAGAAAGACAACTTATAAGATCAACAAGAAAAGACTTCAAAGAAAGCAAAGATTTATTACCCTTAACTTTTGCAGGTTTGTTAATGGAAGGTGGTGTGATAGGATATGAAAGCAACATAAAGTCAGGTGGCTTGGGTGCTAGATATTTGGGCATAGGCTCAACCAAAGAGTACAGACAAGATATTGTTACCGTTTCTTTGCGTACCGTTTCTGTAAGTACAGGGAAAGTTTTGACTGAAGTGCTTACAACAAAATCAATCTTAAGTGTAGCAATCAGCCAAGATGCTTTCCGTTTTGTTTCTAATGATACTGAATTAGTAGAGATAGAAAACGGCATGGTAGAAAATGAATCTGTAAATATTGCACTACAAAACGCAATAGAAACAGCAGTCTTAGAAACCATACAACTAGGTTTAAAGAAAAATTTATGGAGCATAATAGATGAAGAAATACTTAATGCTATTCGTGGTTAGTTTTTTGTACGCAGACAACGAGGTTTATGTAGATCAAGTAGGCGCTACATTTAACTTAGATATAGAGCAATTAGGCTCATCAAACATAATTGGTGGCGCAACTGCTGCAGCAGGTTCTATGACCGCACTTGATCTTGACGGCGCAACAATGACTCTAGACATAAATCAAATAGGAGACAGCAATAAGTTTCTTGGAGATATAACTGCTGATACATTCACAGGTTTCTTTGAGTTTGATGGTGATAGCAATACATTTAATATACAAACTGACCCTACAAATACTTATGGCGCTGACAGTGGTAATTTTAATGTAGATGTCACAGGTAGCAGTAATACCTTTACTTTAGATGTAGCAACCAATGATCTCGCAGGAACGCTTGACCTTGACTGGATAATACAGGGTGACAGCAACACTTTTGACTTTGATATTGACTATGATACTGCAACAAACTATGTTGATGTAGATGGAGATTCAAACACGATTAACTTTGACGGCGATGGTTATGCTGATGCCTTTTTTAAACTAGAGCATGACGGCAACTCACGAACTTTTAACGTAGACCAACAAAGTACATTAGCTAGTGACTGGTTACAGATTAATTCAAATGGCAATAGTGGTACTGTTTGTGTCATTCAAAGTGATGGCGGAACAAGCACCTCGTGTTGACGTTGGAGAAATATCAGAACTAAACGGTGTTGCTCGCATTGTACGAGACAAAACAGAAACAGCAGAGTTAAATGATGACATAAGATCATATGACACTCTTGAGACTTCTAATGGTCGCATGGCAGTTACTTTTCTTGATGACACCCTTATACGCCTTACTGAACACTCACAAGTATTAATAGATGAGTTTGTTTATGACCCTGACCCTACCAAATCTAAAATGGCACTTAACTTTGCCAAAGGCACTGCAAGATTTGTAACTGGTAAATTAAACAAGGTTGCTAAAAAAAATATAACAATTAGAACCAACAGTGCAACTGTAGGTATAAGAGGTACAGATTTTACTATCACAACCAATGAGATAGGTGAGTCATTAATAATTCTTTTGCCTAATGAGGATGGCACTGCAAGCGGTGAAATAGAGGTTATGACTGCTATGGGTACTGTATTGCTAAACAAACCATATCAATCAACAGTCACAACGGTGTTTGAGTCTGCGCCAAGCAAACCAGTTATATTAGATTTAACACTAGACCTTATAGACAATATGTTAATTGTTACAAATCCCAAGCCTAATGAAGCCCTTGTTGAAGAAACAACAGATAAAAGTAGCAATGTTCTTGATGTAGATTTTTTGGAGTTTGACGAACTTGAACAAGATTTTCTAGCAGAAGATGATTTGCAGTTCACAGAGTTAGATATAAATTTTCTTGATGTAAATTTCTTTGAGGACTTGCTTAAGATAGTAAATGAACTAGATAAACTAAAAGAAGATGACCTGAAACAAGAGCAAACCATAACTAGAATTACTGGCACAAAGGTTGGGCAAGACACTGATACGCAAATCATTACATTAGTAACAGGCGACCTAATAAGCCTGCGTAGAAGGGTGCAACAGTCAGTGCAAGTAGATTTGAACTCTAGTCAAGGCTATACTGTAATCTTTATACAGGACGGTGTTTCCAACATTGTAAAGATAAACGGTGGTGGTGATTCAGTCATAAGTATTAAACAAGGCTCATGACACATATAAAAAAATTTATAGCTTGGTTTATTGGATTATTCCAACAACGCTATCAAAT